GATTGTGGATCGAGCGCTGTTATATAGTCCGTATGTAGCAGCGTCGTAAAAGCGATAAATGACATCGTCCAGCCGGCGCACGAACCACTGGAGATCGCTTCTGCCGCCCAGGTCCAGCCGCCAGCGCATCCCGATCACCATGAACCGCACCGTGTCCAGCGCCGCCTGGTGTTCCGTCACCGTCACCAGGTCGCCAATGTCAATGCTGTACAGCGCCACGCTGCCAATCTTCGTCTGGCCCTTGAAGCTAATCGTCGGGATGCGGAATAGCGCGTCCTTGTGCCGCGATAGCATGTATGCCGCCACGGATTCGGCAAACGCGCGTGTGGATGGGTACGGGATGCTCACGCGGGGCAGTGTCCGGCGCCCATACGCGGCGATGCTGTCGGCGTCTTCCGCGATGATGTTCTCCCGGTCGTACTTCACCAGCCCCGTCCCGCGCACCTGGAAGTCATATACCCAATACGTCAGCTTGTCGGTATTCTGGAACGTGACCTCCACATCGGTCGCGTTGCGGGCCAGCGTGCACGTGATAAACCCCTCCGAGCTTTTATCCACCGTCAGGCCCAGCTTGCCGCGCGTCACGCGGTAGTCCGTGCCTGGAACCGGATGCACGAGGTCTTTCGCGCCGATGGTCTGCCCCGTGTCCGGGTCAATGTAGGGTATCTTAACCACCGTGCTCACGGCGCGTACCGGGTCGGACGGGTTGCGGCGCCGGTAGTCCCGCTTGCCGTCCACCTGGATGCCCGTGTTCAGCTTGGCAACCACGCCCACGTCCAGAATGGCGCGCGGTTGGTAGGTCAGCACAACCTGGTTATAGACCTCGCCAATATCCACGCCGCCGTCGATGGCGTCCGGCTCGTTGTCCAGCGCCAGTACCGCCGCCGTCGCCTGCTGCTTGAATATCCAGTCCCGGTTCTTAAACGTCAGCGTGCCATCCCCCGCCGCCCACAGGAAGCCCCACTCGCTGTTGACCACATCGCTCATGGCGTTCAGCGCATTGGTGTTCTCCGGCGTCCAGTCATCCCCGGCGATCTCAATCGTCTGCGTGCCCGTTTCGTAACTCATTAGCCCGACCGGACCATCCACGCCGCCGGACAATGTCGCACCGCTGACAGCCAGATTCGCGCCTGACTCTGCCAGCGCAATGCTATTTCCCCACGCTCCGCGCGCATTGGCGTCCAGATACACGCGCTGCGTCGAGCAGGTGAGCGTCATGGTCAAGTCCTGCCCAGTCCAGGCGCCCCAACTGGAGGCCGGGTCTGCCTGCAACTGCCAGAACATGCCGTCGGCGTACACATCCCCCGCCGCGCCGTCGGACGCCAGGACCACCCAGTAGTTCCCGGTCAGTTGTCCGCTGGTGGGCTGAAATTCAAGTTTGTACGTTCCCGGTCCCAGGTAGGTTGTCCCCGCCGCCGTGATGGTGTTCCAGACAGGTTCCGGCGTGGCGGGCGTGAATGTTCCGCTTTCCAGCGCCGCGCCTACCGTCTCGCCCGCGTCCGCGTCGAAGGCGTACAGGCTCCAAGTCATGGCGCCGGCTGGTGACCCGCCGCGATTGCCAAACCACACGGCGAACTCGGTAAAAAGCCCGCCCGTGTTCAGGGTGAACGATTGCCCCTCATAATACAGGTATCCGTTATCGAACCGCCCTACCGCGAACCCCTGCGCCACGCCCGCGGTCGGGATGCTGAGCACTTCCCCGTCCAGCCGGGCGGTAGCAACATCGGCGCGTTCGGTGCCCGTGCTGTACAGCGTGCCCGCGCCCTCTTCGCCGTTGATGGCCGCCACCAGGTTTGTCGCGGTGGCCTCGGCGTCCGCGCCAATCAACACCTCGTTGGCAACGGCTGGAACGGTCAGCGCCGTTTTAAACTGATAGGTCACATCCCCAATCGTCACCGTTTCGTTGTTGCCCGCGTTGTCTTCAAACTCGATATAGCCCGACGCGCGGGCGGTGCGAAATGCCGCCGACCCCACCAGCCTGAGCAGCTCGTCGGCGGTCTGGTTCTGTTGCAGCGGTAGCGACAGGTCGAAGTCTTGCAGGACGCCCAGCACGTCCTCACATTCGAGCGTGGCTTCCACTCGCCCGTACTTGTTTGAGTCCACGCGCCAGGCTTTTGTATACCCGCGAAACACCGTGCTCGTGCTGGCGCCGGTCACCACATCCACGCGCACCGGCAGGTTGAGTAGCAGCTTCCCGTAGTACGTGCCCGCCGCATACAGAGGCGAAAACAGCCGGTCCTCGTTGTTGAGCGTAATCCGGCAGGCGCCCACGTGCGCCACGCGCTGGAGTTCGTTCTGCATCCCGCGCGCGGCATCCACCGATTTCACATACGCCGTGATGTCGTCGCCGCTGGTCGTAAACGCGCCGTCGTTGTCGAAGTCCACATACACCCGGAACTCGGTCTGGTACGTCATCCCCAGCCCTCGCTCCGGCGGCGGCCCTCGTTCACCACGGCCTCATAAATCGTCTGGCGGTCCAGTTGCAGCTGCACGACAATCGGCCCGCCCGCCCCGGCCATCGCGTACTGGCCGCGCGGGTAGAACGTGCCCGCTGTGTCCGGCACGAACAACTCCGGCTGCGCGCCGCGCCCGATAAGGTACGGCATCCCCGCCTCGCCACGCCCGCCGATGTCGCGTTCGCCCGGCGTCCGCGTGTTCTGCGACCGGATGCCTTCGCTGCCCGGTTCGGTCAGCGCCGCCAGCCGCGCGATGTCCTCAGCATTCAGTGGCGTGGATACGCTGCTGCCCGTCTCCGACCCGCCCAGGAAGCCGGGAATACGGGGTGCGTTGTCAATAATCCAGGCCATAGCCCCGACGATTTTCTGTAACACGCCCAGGAAGTCATTCAGGCCGCCGGGGACTTCAAAATACAGCTTCTTGAACGCCTCTGCCGGGTTGTCGATAATCCACTTGAACCCCGCCATGATCATGCTCAGCACATTGGCCCAGGCTTGCAGGCCGCCGGTGGTGTCAATCCCCACAATGCTCCCTATAGCCCCGGCCACGCCTTCGGGGATGTCGAACAGCGCGCCCACGATGCCTTCCAGCGCGCCCACCACGTCCCCATCGCGGATAGCGTCGCCCACCTGCCGGATATTCGCGGACAGGTCGCCAAAGTTCGCCACGATGCCCGTTCCCAGGATAATCCCCAGCAGCGCCAGCGGTGCCACCATCAGCGACAGCAGCGACACCACGCCACCCAGGATGGTTACCAGCGGCCCCGCCACGACAGCCAGCGCACCAAAACCCATGATTAGCGGGATAATAGCGGGATTGGCCTCGGTCGCCGCGTCTGCTAAGCCGCCCAGCTTCGTGACCACCTCAGTTAGCGGCGGCAGCAGCGCGTCACCCAGCTTAATCGCCAAGTCGTTCGTTTTGTTCTTGAGTTCGTTAATCTTGCCCTCGGTGGTATCCGCGCGCTTGCCCGCCTCATTAACCAGCGCATTGTTTTCTTCCCAGGCGGTATTCGCGCCGTCCACTGAGTTTCGGACTAAAGCCGTGCTTCCCGCCATTGACAGCAGCACCGGAGACAACCGAAGGCCCGTCCATCCGAGTTCCTCAAGCGTAGCAATCTGTTCGCCGGCGTCCAGTTGCCCCAGTCCCTCCAGGAACTGGAGAAACGCCTCCATCGGATCTTCCTGGTACAGTTCCTGAAATGCATCAGCGGTTAGCCCTGCCACCTCTGCGATGCGCGCCAATTCATCCGACCCGCCCGCGCTAACCCACGCGGTCAGGTCATTTAACACGCTCGAGATAGCCGACCCGCCCGCTTCCGGTTCAAACCCCAGGCTTGAGATTGCCGCCGCTAACCCCAGGATGTCCGCCTCATGCATCCCCGCCAGCGACCCCGCCACCGAAATCCGCTGTGCCATTTCTGCAATCGCAGCTTCGGTCGTGGCGCTGGTATTGCCCAGGTGCACAATTGCCGCGCCCCAGCGGTCAATGTCGGTCATGTCCATGCCGGTGATATTGGCAAACTGCGCGCCCAACATGGCGGCCTGTTCCGCCGTAAGATTGGTGGACATCGCCAACATGCCCATTGTTTCTGAGAACTCTAAGATATTGGGCAGTTCCACACCCAACTGGCCCGCGACTTCCGCGATACCTGCCAGTTGCGTGTGTGCATCCTTCAGCGCCGCGACAGGTGACCCCGTGCGCCCCGTAGCAAGGTCGCGCAGCCCCTGCTCCAACACCGCCAACTCTTCCGCCGTGCCGTCAACTGTCTTGATGACTCCCGCGAACGCGGACTCCCACTGGATGGCGGTACGCGCAGCATAAAAGCCCACCCCGGCCAGCGGCGCGGTCAGGGCCGTGAGCTTGGCACCAAAGACGGCAACATCTTTGCCCGCCTTCTGCATCCCGCCTTTTAGACCACTTACGCCCGATTGCGCCTTCTGCAATCCCGGCGTCAGGTTGTCTTTCAGGTCAAGGACGCCATACAGCGACGCGACTTGCAATCCGCCTATACTCGGTGGCATGGGCTAGTGTCTCCGGTTCCGGGCGCCCCGCATCCGCGCCCGCGCGTTTGCCTGGTGTGCGTCATACTCGGCAATCTCTTTGTCTGCCCGCGCGATCTCAATGGCATCGCACTGATCTACGTAGCTCATCGCGTCCCATTCACCGGGCGTCACGCCCAGCCAGCGCGCCATGCGGATACGCAGCACGCGCTCGGCCTCATCGTCCTCAAACGTGACACTGCCGGGATTGATGTGCGCATAGATCAGTGCCTGCCTCAGTTTCCCGTGACGGCCTCTGGTGTCCGCGCCTCCACCGCCGCGTTCTGCAACTCCGTCAGCCGGTCCGCGCGTATCCAGTCCAGCGCGCCGGGTTGCTGCCAGTCGATGGCCTCTGGCGCACCGGGCACCAGCCAGTCACGCGGTAGCGACACAATCCGCTGCGAAACGATGTTTTCCATTGTGGCAAGCATTTCGTCCAACTCGCCCATCTTCGCCTCAAACGTGTCGTCGTCCATCTGGCCCGCGTTGCTCACCTGTTCCGACAACCGCTGGATGCGCAGTTGCAGTTTAGTGAGTTCCTTTTGTTCCCGGCGCGAGTAGTTGGAATAGTCGAATACCGGCTTGTCTGGCGTCCGCCCGTTGTCGCCCATTATGACCACACGCCCCCAGCGTACATATCAGTCGTGGGCGCCGCCGCGCCCGACCCGGACACGCTGAACACCACATGGCTTTTCGACACCGCGACCGTATGGCCCGCGCCCTCGATGATAAACGACTGGACGTGCTTCGGCTTGCCGTTGGCGCTGCCCTCCGGCCCGAACGTGACCGTGTGCGCGCCCGGCGCCACCAGCGGGAGGATCGTGCTGGCCGCGCTGTCGTCATAGCCCACCGACATTGAGAACGTGTAGTCCTTCAGGCCCGCGTTGCGTTCGCGGTGCGTGGTGGACGCGCCCGCCGTCACATCGACCGCCTCAACCGCTGGCTCCAACGACATCTCGATCACATAGCTGCTGATGTTCGTACCGTCGATGTCCACGTAATACCCGTTACCGTTGTACTGTGCCATTATCGTACCTCCATCCTTAGCCGATATCGCGCGCCCACCTGCCAGATGATATCCTCGTCTGGCGCTGCGCCGCGTATCGGCAAAAAAATCGTGTCTTCTTCCGTGATGGTCAAGATGCGCCAGGTAGCGCCCCCATACAGATAGTCGTCCACATCGTCATATTCGCCGCTGTCGTCCAGCAGCGCCGCAATCCGCGATGCGGCAAGCATCGCCGCCTCATCATTGTTCGATACTGCTTTGACGCTGATTACCAGATTGGCGTCGCGCGCCTTGACTGCATTCAATGCGCCGCCGCCGGACCAAAACTGTATGACATATGGATATGCCGCGCCTTGTGGACCCAGTGATAGATATACACGATTGCCCCACGGTTCCACGCCATTCCCAATCAGACGGACGCGAATCGCACGATAGGCGGCCTGCAACGCGGTGTCCGTCATGGTTTCACCAACCCGAACCGCTGCGCCTGCTCACCGATATTCCGGCGTTTGCGCTCGAACGCTGGCCCCATGAATGGCCGGGGAGCCATGCCTCCTCGTCCTTCTTCGTTGAATCCTTCGAATCCTTCTGCTATGGCCCTTTCGGTGCCAAATTCCAGATAGGCCCCATACCAGACACCATCGTAGATGTATCGTTTTGTGGTCCCGTCTGATTTCCAATCGATCGAATCGCGCAGCGTCCCGGTATCCACGCCCGGCGGTGAACCGGGCGGACTGGGCGATTCCCCGAACGACAGCCGAATATCGTTCTTCACATCTTCGGCCTGCGCGTCCATGAACGCCTTGATGTGCCCCGGCGTGTTGCTGATCAACTGGCGGAGCACGGTGTCATCGACCTCAACTCGAAAGCTCGCGCTCATGTCGCGTACCTCGTGATCACCGCCTGTGTGTCGGTTTCGTCTGTGCGCCGCGTCACCAAGTCCGTCACCAGCCACTGCGACCCGTCGCTGTCCAGCGTCACGCGCTGGTCCGGCGCCAGGGCCGTGCCCGCCGGGCACACCAGCCGATAGCTATCCTTCGTGGCCCGACGGTCCGCCGCCGCCGCCAGCACGTCCTGCGGGCGGAAGCCGATGGTGATCATCCGGCAGCGCACGCCCGACTCCACCGCCGTCCAGACGTTGGACACCGCGCCCATGCTATCCACCGCATCGGCGCGTACCTCAATCGTGCATGTGTCCGTCATCAGCGATTCGGCCATCGCGCGCATGTGCGCCAGGACCACCGGCGGCAGGCTAGTCGTCGTCATAGTCCGGTGCCTCGGTCTGGTCGCTGTCCGCGCGGTACACGTGCGTCGCGCTGGCGGTGATGGCACTCAACCCGAACTCGCCGCGCTTCTCCGCCAGCAGCGCCTGGTAGCCCTTGCGCGCCTCAGCGTTGGACACCTGCAACCAGTCCGCGCGAAAGTCAGGCCGCGACAGTTGCGTGATGATGTACTTCAGGCTGGCGACCACCGCCCCGCCAACCGACCCGTGCTTGGTCAGCAGCGCGGTGATCGTCTCGTCAGCCAGGAAGTACCCGCCGCTGTCCGTGTCCCCGATATGGAACCGGACCAGCGCCAGGTCGGTGCTCAGGTCGGTCGCAAAGGTGAACGTCATCGCGCCCTCACATCAGCATCAGGCAAACGTGCAGCGTCAGGTCGTCAACGGCGGTGTAGGTCGGCGTGGCCGTGCAGACCAACCGAAAGTACAGCTTACCGGCGTCCAGGTTGTCGAAGATGATGTAATCTCCGGTCTTCTGGTCGTAGCCCTTGACGAACGCACACGCCTCCGCGCCGCTGGCGTCATAGTCCGCCGCTGCGATGGCAATCGCCCCGATGCACTTCAGCCAGTCGGCTTTCGTAGGCGCGTGGGCTGCGTCATCCGCGATGGTTGACGGCGCCGCATCGAACACGTACAGCGTGAGCACGGCTTTCTCGTCGTCGTCATCCACCAGCCGGACAGCGTGAATGTACCCGCCGCCCTTGACCTGGGGCACGTCGCAAGACAGCGTACCGCCCATGACATCGTTCGCCGTGTAAGCGCCGCCGATCTTGACCGTGACAGGCACCTCGACCCATAGCGGATTCCAGTGCGGTTGCATAGCCCCTCCTTGTTAGGGGGGCGGCCCGAAGACCGCCCCGCCCCTATGTGGTCGGATTGACCGAGATACCGAACCCGGCGTTAGGCGCCGGGGCCGCGCTGTAGATGTGCGTCACAACATTGCCCCAGCCCATCGTCGCGTTGGCTGCGTTGTTCAGGCCCACCGGGGTATTGTTGCCCACCAGCGCGACCCAGTGCGTATTCCCCGCCGCTGGCATGTCGAAGATATTGTCGATGCCACCGGCCCAGTTCGCACTGTGGTTGAAGAAGTAACAATCGCGGAACTCCGTGTCACGGAGATCGTCACCGCTATTGTCAATCTTCACCAGGAACTTGCCAGCCGTCACGGACTGCGACCGCAGTTCACACTGCCAGAACTTGTTCCGCCCGCCCGACACATGCAACTCCGCGTTGGCCGCCGCGCGAATAATCGTATCCAGCCCAATCGTGCAGCGTTGGAAGAAGTTCTCACTTCCAGACACCTTGAGCGAATACGCACCCGCGCGGGCGGCGGGCGTCGCGTGCCCCATGCCCGCGAAGAACACGTTGGTAAACTCGTTTCGCGACCCGCTGACCGTGGCCGCGCCGCTGTCAGCATTGGCATCGGCCCAGTTCGAGATTTGCAGGTTGCGAAACACGCAACCGCTACCGCTGATCGTCATCACCTCGGTGATGTCCGTGGTCGCGCCGCCCGTAATGCTGCACCGCTGGCCCAGGCCAGGCAACCCCGATGAAATGCCAATCAGGTGCGTGTAGCTGTTGGCCCACACCAGCGTCTCAGTTAGCGTGTCACCCGTCGCGCCGCCGATGAAGATCACCGCATCGTTGTTTCCGCTGGTGGTTTTGGCATACGCCGTCGCCACGCTGTCTAGCGGCGCTTCCAGGCTCAGCCCGTCGTTGGTGCTCAGCCCGTTGGCCGGGTCCACAAAGAAAGCCCGGCTGTTCGGCCCAAACGGGATGCCGTACATCAGGGGGACGCCCCCGAACGCGTAGACCATATCGCCAAAGGTGGTCATGGCGTCACCCCCTAAACCTGATTGCCGTACACGAACGACCAGTGGCGCCAGCCGAACACATACGTCATCTTGAACTCGTACACGATGTCAGTCGTGGTTTCCTCGACCACCATCGTCTCGAAGCCCCGGAAGTTGTACCACTTCAGGAACCGCTTGGTGCGCATCGGGTCGAGCATCCACCAGGACTCGGCGTCGCTCAGGTCGTCCCACACGCGATACTGGAAGCCGCGCGTCGCATTGGCGTCGTTGTTCGCCGTGCCCGGCTTGCCGTCAGCCCCGAAGATTTCCAGCGCCGAGTTCTCAAGCTCGATGGGCAGCAGGCACAAGCTCCCTTTCACGTAAAGGGGATTGCTCTGTCCATCGGTCCACTGGCGCATGTTCACCCGCGCGTTCTTGACGGCGGTGTAGCTAAACGCCTCAGTGCCGGTGTTGTTGAATGTCGTCCCGGTGTTGTCCGGTCCAGCGGGATGCGCCGCGTTGCACAGGCTCACGCCGTCCGGCCCCAGGAACGAACTCGAAAACGAGTTGTTGAACACACTGGCCGCGTCCCGCTCGCGCTTCTGAGCCGCCGAGATTGCCACTTCCTGAATCGCCTCACGAATCAGGCCGGTCTTATCCGTTTGCAGATACAATTTCTTGATCGGCAAACGAACCGGATACTCAACCAGCGTGAAGGTCTTCGGGTAGCCCTTGTCCGGTTCAATCGCGCCCGCGCGCCCGGTGTTTTTGTAGACGTCCCACACTTCAACCGGGGCGCCACCGACCCCCAACGAGTACACACTCAGATCGTTGGTGGTTTGCACATCGTACAGTTCGGGGATCAGCGAGGGGATATTCTCCACGCTCTGCATGAACCACTCATAGACGATGGGCTGATAGTCCTTTGCATACGTCAAGCCAGCCATTGTCAGCCCCCTTTAGGTGATCGTCAGACCGTAGGCGCGCGGATGCACGCGTACAATCGTCGGTTCGGTCGCGGTTGAGTTCGCCGCCACGATCACGTCACTGTCACTGTCGGCGGCCAGCGTCTGAGCGCCAGTCGTGCCGGTAATGTCCAGTTCCGTGCCTTCATTGCGGGCGTTGGCGTCGTACACCATCCAAAGCCCCTTCCCGTTGAGGTCCAGGATCACCTCAATCTCGGTCGTGCTGTCCGTGCCCGCCTTCGTTTCGTTGGCAACGCCGATGATCGCGGTGTCGCCGGACGCGCCGAGGTCTACTTCGCCGCTTTCCAGGTTGACAAAATCGCCTTTGGTCAGCGTTTCGGTGTCCTTGAACGTATAGGTGCGGATCACGGGTTCTTTCGGTTCGCCGCCTTCATAGCCGACCCACCGAAAACCGTAGGTTTGCATCGTTTACTCTCCCCCCTGCATCTTGAGCAGGGCTGCGATATAGCGTTCGCGTGTCATAGACGGGTCTACACCCTGCGCGCGGGCCAGCGCCGCCTCTTGGTCCGGCGTGAGCCTCATCTTCTGCACTTTCGTGTCGCCCCGCACGCCCGCGTCCGTGTTCGGCGCGGTCGGTCGCAAGAGCTTTCCCCGGTTCTTTGACAGCCAGTCGAGTTTTTGCTGTACGTCCCCTGGCATACTGTCTACCATGTCGCGCACATCGTCCGGCAAGTCTTCCAGTTGCGCCGCCAGTGTGCTTTCCAGCGTGGTCGATACCGCCTCAAACTGCGCCTTGTACGGTGACAGTTCTTCGAGCTTCTTGGCGCGTTCTTCGGCCAGTTCCTGCCATTTCTGCTGCTCGGCGAGCTGCTGTTCGCGCGCCGTCTGCTGGTCTTTCTCCAGCTTGGCGAGTCGCGCTTCCAGGTCTTTGCGCGCGTTGTTGACTTCATCAAAGCGCGCCTTCGGGATCATGTGCTCATACCCGGTGTTTTGCGGCTCCGCAGCCGGTGCGCTGGTGTCAGCGCCGTTTTTTTCGTCAGTCATCGTAGACTCCTTCTCCGGGTTTAACGTGTCCGCCACGCATGTTATCGCCGTCCTAGCTTTCGCATCTTGCGCCGTCTGGCCTCGCGGTTCAGGTATTCCGCCGCGCTGCCCGCTTCCCGGCCTGTCTTGTACCGCCGGAACAGCCGCCATAGTCCGTTGTGGTAGTGCATCACGCTGCGACCGCTGGCCCGGTAGGTCATTGCGCGTAGTACGCTTTCGCGTCCGCGCCTAACATGTTCTTTAGTGACGCCTCGCGGACCATGCCGCCGAACACGTCATCGGTATATTTCGTTGGGAAGTCGCGCAAGGCTACCGCCCCCGCCTGCCACGCCTCGAACGCCGCGTTGCCCATCTGCGCGCGCTGCTGTTCGGGCGTCCGGCGCGCGAACCACTGTTCGCCGGTGATCAGCCCTGCCGGTTCCCCGATGCCCTTGACCACGGTGATACTGGTGCATCGCCCGGCGTGGTGGTCGTCAATCCGCGCGTCAATCGGCAGCTTCGTGCCATGCAACGCGACGCAGGCCATACACGTCCGGTCGTCCAGCGCGGCGATGCGTATCTGGTATTCCAGAATGGCCGCGTTGCTCACCCGGTGCACCACATCCGCGTCGCGCA